ATAAATACTTTAAACGATAATATAAATATTGAGTTAAACCAAAAAGAAGCGACTCTGGAAGTTTTAAACACGTTAAAAAATGAATTGAGTAATATATTCAACTGTACATACAGAATTCTGCCTACTCCGATTCTATCGGGCTCATATATGGATAATCCTGTAAGAAGTCCAAAAGTTTTGTATAATTTTGAAAAGATATAAAAAGCCCCCTACGAAATGTAGAGGGCGTTGCTGCATCAAGTATATGTTTAGTTGTATTCTTGAAATTTATCGTAAAGATTGTTAAGACGTTTTTGGTCAAATTCCGAGAGCTTTTCAAAGTTTTTAAACATAAGCTTGAAAGCATCTTCTGCAATATCTGTGGCTTTCTTTAGCCTCTTTTTATCTTTGATAATCTGCGTTTCGGACTGGTGTTCTTTTGATGTTGAGGCGTAGTCAAATATGCCTTTTATTGCGTTTGATACAGACTCAACAGCTTTTGGGACATCAAACATTATGCTGTTGCTCCGTCTATTTTATCAATCTGTTTTAAGAGATATTCATCAAGAACCTCAAAGCCTTTGTTGATGATTGGTGTAAACATATCATCAATTTTGTTTTCAGAGGTTAAAATAGCTGTGTTTACAAGGTCTTTTGCGAATGCTACAACATCTGGTGAAATCACTTTGCAGTTTCTTTCGCAGCAGTCGAGTAATGCTTTTTTCATTTTTTCGTCCATTTTTTCCGCCTTTCTTTAAGTAAAATTGTTTTATTTAAAACAAGATTTTAGTTGTTATAACTTAATCGCTCTTTTATATAGCAACGTAGCGTTTTCCGTCGTATGACAGGCATTGTTTTCTATTGTTTTCAAAGTTGTATGACACATGCACCCATTCAACCCCGTTGGCTTTTTCGAGAATAAGCTGGTCGAAATCACAGTTTTTGCGTATCCAGTTGAATATTGCAAGATTTGACTGCCCTACAACATCAATGTCAGCGGCCTGTCCTTTTGCGTGCTGGCTGTTTGATACGCCGATTTTTAATTCTGGATTCCTGTACCCGCTTGTAATCCTTACAGGATGGCCGACAAGTTTTCGTAAAGGGTAAAGCACGTTGTCATGCAACCTTACAATGTGTTGGATTAATTCTCGTGGGATAGTGTTGTCTATTCCTTTTGCTCTTGCTGTGTCAGAGTATTCAAATTCTGACAGGTCAAAGTATTGTGATAGTTTCATTGCTTAGCTCCCTTGTAAATCACCGACTCAACATTAACAAGACGTTTTTCAAAGCTTTGAAGCCTTGTATCGGTTTGCTTAATATGTTCATCAAGTTTTATCGTTATATTATCCATTTTTGCAAAGTGGCTGCCAAGAAATATTAAGCATCCGGCAAAGGTAAATACAGCTCCTATTGCCCAGCGTTTTAATTCAAGTAGTACATTAAACATAAGGTTTACCTTTGCTGTCACTGATAAATCATCAGGATGTTCCGGGTCTCCGAACAGAAAATGATTTATTCTATCCAGCTGACCCTTTAAAAGCATATGATGTTCTAAACATTCCTGTGCTTGTACTGGTCTTTGTTCTGTCATTGTTAAATCTCTCCTGCAGTGTCTTCCTGAATGTCGGAATCCTCTTGAACTTCGGGTATGTCGTTATCGGGTGTATTTTCATCACTAACCTCTTCTTTTTCAGTGGATACATTCACATCAATAATCTCTTCGGGGTTTTTGTAAACAATCTCGATTGCCTCAACGTCTTCAACAGTTTGTGCTGCCTCAATTTGCGCGAGGAAGGTTGGAAAATCAACAGTCCAGAGTTTTGCGTTGAGCTGGCTCATAAGCTCTGTCAGGGTTGTACAAGCTGCTTTATTTAACAAAACATTGACGTTTTCTTTTGTATTCCACGGCAACGTTTCTGATTCATCCAGCGCTTGAGCGTAAGCTGACAGTTTGATGTTGTTTGTCAGCGTTGCTTCGATATGGTAAGTTTCAGAGCTTCTGCTCATCATGTTTGTTGCGCTGACAGTGATGAGTGCATCTTTGTTTTCAAAAGAATAAGCTTTGTCTGTGGCCTCGTTGAGCTTTGCTTGCTTGGCTTCGGCAAGCTTGTCTTCATCGGATTTCATCGGACATTTGTCTGACAAATACCACTTGCCGTCTATGTCCGATTGAGAGACGTCCTGCTCTTTCATGCCGATTGATTTGTAAAATTTACTGTTTGTGCCGATTCCTACTTCGCACAGGCCTGTTTGTTCGTTTATTACTTTTGCGTATTTAATCATTAGTTTGCTCCTTCTGCACCAATAAGAGGGGTGATGTAACATTGGTTGTAACCAATTTGTCCTCCTCTATAAATCTGCCAGCCTTTTTTTAGATAGGCTGTTTGTGAGACATGTACTTGATTGCTTCCTGCTGCACCAAACATTATTAAACCTCCGTTTGAATTGTTGTATCTGAGTTCAAAGTTGCCGGCGCCGGCATTAAAAATAGATACAAATAACAAACAGTCATAAGGGGCCGTAAAAGTTTGTCCGATATCAGGGAGAGTAAAAGTTGTTTGCGCTGTATAATCAGGCATACAAGCATTAATCGCCCAGCTGGTATGGGATAAATCAACCTTGTTTGATAATTCCTCCATTACCTGGCCAACATTTAGAATCTCTAGGTTTTCTATAGCGCTGGCTGCTTTGAAGTAGAGTTCACCGTTTGCCGTAGCTTTGGTTATTGTTTGCGTTGCAATAACCCATCCTGTGCTTGTAGAATCAGTACTTACCGTTACAATATCTCCTTTTCTTGCAAAGAAGTAACTTTCACTACTCAAACCTGAGGCCAGGGCTCTTGTTTGGCTGACGATTGTGCCATTGAGTTCCACGGTTAAAGTATTAGATGTAGAGGTCTTATACCCTATTATCGTAATATATCCATTGTAAGGGACTGTATATGATTCGACTGTATTTGTGGGATTGGAAGAAAAACCTAAGCTGCTCGTTATTTCGTTTCCGGGCATTATTTCCTTACAGGCTGTTAACGGAGTCCTAAACCTCATTGCGTCTTGATAAACAATCCAATACTCGGAGTAGTCTGTACCCTCTTCCATAGCAGTGGAGTCTATTACTTTTATTTCCCAGATATTATCGGTTAAGGCTTGTACAAGTTTGTTATAGCAAGAAGTGTATATACCTCCGCTGTCTTGTTGTTCTCCTGCTTTTAGCCAGCTTGGGTTGTTCGGCTTGAAATTGAAATACTGTCCTGTAAACAACGGCACAGTGTCATTTTCAGTTGTAGTAACATCCACAACATCAGAAGCCGCACTTTGCACTTTTACATTGCCGACTACAATGTACAAAAGTTTCTTTGTTGCATAAGGCTGTACTGTGTCGGATTTGCCGTAGATGGGGTTGGCTGTAGAGGCATCAAAACTGTAAGCTTTTTCTATTGAAGAACCTCCCCCAACATTTCCAAATGAACCTACATAAACAAATGGTGGTACATCAGAAGTAGGGTTGTCATCTGAATATCCAAGTCCACGGCTACTTTTAATATTCGGCAGCCCGGCTTCTACATAATCGCCTGTTTCGTCAGTGTTTACAGTGTACTGTGAACGTGTGCCTCTGGGTAAAAAGATTCTTTCATTTTCCGTATCTACGCCGTAAAACCACGCCTCACCGCGTTGAGAAAAGATTTCATCAACAGTGGCTTTGTCTGCGATGTCGTAGAAGATGTGTCCGTTAGGGTTCTTTGTGGCTGTAGTTGCACCGCTCCACCATAACTCATTATCAATTTTTATATAACACTCTTTAAGGTCAATTGAGCCTGTGAAAGCACCCTGAAAATAATTACCGTCGTTATTAAAATCTGCACCTAATGTAGGAATAGAGCCGCTGTTTATGGCTGTTGTAGTATTGTTTGTCCCCTCAATTAAAAGATTATCTTTTGAGGTTCCAAGACTTAGTTCATAGCCTGTTACCGAATTATATGCCAATTTTACATAATAATCAGTAGCTGGCGTAAGCGCTGTTGTACCTATTATAGAAAATAGTGGAGTTGAAGTATTATTTATAAATGATGCAACTTGAAGCTTTCCATCTTCATCTATACGAATATCAAAAGGCTGATAACCAACACTAATTGTATTCAATATATATTGTATTGTGCCAATTGTTCCTGTTTTGAATTTATAGAACATCTCCCAATTTTTATTCGAGGGATTGAAAGCCTTAGGTAAATTTGCCCAAGTTGTTGAGCTAAACCCGCTCAACACTCCGTTGTTTACTACAGGAGAGCCCACTATTTCAACATTGTTTTTCAAAGCCAAAAGAGTGTTGCCTTCTGTGCTTTTTTGCGCCACGCACTCGTTGTAAAAATCAGGGTAGCCGTAGCGAGAACCGGCAACGGGTTCCTTGTACACGTACGTGCCTAAAAGCCCGAAGCCCATTGACTCCTCAAAGCTCAAGATGTGGTCTTTTTCTACCACGTCGAAGAGGGAGAAGCCAGAGCCTGTGCCGCCTCCTCCGCCACCACCTAAATCAATTTTTTTCCAGTTTGTTTCGTCGTTGGACGGATTATTCCCTATATTGTTATTTGTTAATGATTGATACAATACACCATTTATCTGGCAAAAAGAGGTATTTGCACAATATTCGGTATTTTCATCCCATTCGGCAAATGCTCCGTTTTGAAATAAATAGGCTATTTGTTGAGAGAATACTTTTTGTAATCCGTTCATTTCTTGCAATGTAGGGTAGTTTCTTTTTGAAATTACAGCACCTCTCCATCCTGTCTCATAAGCGGGTAAAGTCTGAATTTGTGCAATATCTCCTGTGTTTATCTTTGCACCGGTTAATGCCGAGCCGTATTGTCCTATATCTGTTTTTGCTGCATTGGATGCAAAAACTTTAGCGGTAACTCTGGGTAGTTTAGACATTCTCGATAATCTCCTTTAAAATAAGCCTTACACCTGTAGGGCAAGGTAAAACATTTTTGTCTTGTGCAACTTGCATAACTTCTGACAATTCAGGTGCATAATAATATGTCAACTCATCCGGCTGCCATGTGGTATAGACTCTGCCTTCAAAGTAATTCCAGATAGCATCATCGATATTTTTACATGTTGCTGAAATATTATTTTTTATAATTTTCAGACCTATCATTAGACGATAAGCTGTATCATTTAAACGATTCTGCGTGGGAAGAATATTTTCATAATCTAAAAAGCCGCCTTCAAGGGTTTCAAAGTTTTCAAAAGTCGAAAAACCGCCTTGCAGGTTGTCAGGTTCACTGTTCCAATCAATAAGAGCAAACCAGGGGTGAAAATCAAACAATTGGCCTTTATAAAACCTGTCTACCCCTACCCATTTCCCTATTATATCCAGCTGCATTCCTGTCGCTGTTTTCCAGTCAAATGCATCACGGATTTGCAGCAATACCATATTCGTCCACAACAGACGTGCCATAAGTTTTATGGTTTTTCGTGCTTTGGGTTTGTTATGGTATTGGACGATTAAAAGGTTTGTGTAATATTCCTCTATATTTTGTAATGTTTTCAAATAATCCATTACGCTTCAATTGTCCTTATTTCTATTCTGGTTGGATCAACAACAAATTTATCCGCCAGAGATGCAGATGGCATATAATCAACCCAATCACTACCATTTGTTGAAATTTTCATGTTCAAAGGATAGCCTCCTCCACCGTTTGTTGTGATTGCTTCTATTGCCTCACAAGTTGGTTTAGATGTGTCGGCAGATTCATTAAGTTTGTATGTCAAATTTTGAGCGAGCGTGTTTTTTATAGAGCTCAAGTCAACAGCTGATAAATCTACTGTCAATTGAAAATCAAATTTCAAATATAAAGGTATCGGTGTGGGACGGTCAAAATGTACTTCAAAAATTTGACCCGAAACAGCTGGTACATTAACTTCTACAGAGCCTCGAGTTCCTCTTCCGCAAGAGTTTGCATATATTACACTTGCTATATCAGAATTTGCGCCACCTTCAACAATTACCCATACATAACCGGCAGGTGTACCTGTTGAATCTGTTTCATTTTCAGAGTTTACATGAGTTGTGGCATCTGAAACACTGTCTAAATCTAATATTTGCGAAAGCATTGCATCTATATTATTTTGTCCGCGTCTTTCTGTTGAGCGGTCGCGACGGACTCCGAATTGTGCGTCTGCTTCCTGTTCTGACCCTAGAGTAGTTGGTGCAACTGAATTATTAACCGATACTACTCCGAGGACTGTTGTTACCTGATTTGTTATAGTACCGATTGTGGGCTGCACAAGCCCCATATTTTTAGACCTAAAAGGTAGAGAGTGGACACCGCTTTCGATTGTGGTTGTATCAATCAAGTACCAGAGGTTGCCTGCATTATCTGAAACAGTATAAGATGCAGCGTTAACATCATTGTAGTTTCCGTCTAACCCTTGAAGCGTTACTGTTTGATTTACAGTCACATCAATATTTTGTATAGTAAACGTGCCGCCATTTCTAAAAATGTAGTTTAAAGCATATCTGCTGTCTTGAACAACTCCTGTGCACTTAGAAGGGTCAAATGAGTTATAAACTTCTTGTGCAAGTTCTCTTATATCAACACTCATTTGCGTAAGAATATTAGTAAGCTGGCCATCCGGTGTTTCCGAATCAAAATTGATTGTGTCACCATCAGTGGCGTATATGCTGTTAAAATCGGATTGAAGGTTTGACAACAAAGTATCGTAATCAAAAAGTGTAAGTCCGTTTTCTGTAATTCCTTCTGACATTAAAAATTCTCCGTGCTAAATTCAACGGGCTGTGCGTCTGTTGAATACTGTGTATAGACATAAAATTTGCAAGTGTAATGACGATTGTTTACAGAGCTTTCAAAATTGAAAATATTAAGAACACCTTGAACATTCTGTGCAACACGAAGAATATCTTTATCAAGTAACTCTTTCTGATTTTTATAACCCATTCTGATATCCCAGGGAATTCCGTTTTCTTTTGCAAAAAAACAGTCTTGATACCATTCTTGCAATTTCATTTTTATATCCAGAGCAACAGCATATTCATTTTGCACATAGTCTGTTTGTGATTGGCCGAATTTCCAATCCCAGTTATTGTCTACATTTCTTATTCTCATTTATTGAATAACTCCGCCTGTCGGATTGCCCTCATTACCGTTTGAATGTGTGTGAGCAACATATTGTTGACCGTTAATAACAAGGTTGCCGTTTATATTAATCGTATTGCCTGTTAAATTTATTGTGTTTGTTCCGTTTAAATCTATCTGCGGGCTGTTTACAATTGCCTGCTGGCTTTTTAATTGGATATCTGATGAACCATAGAACAAGTGCAGGCAATCTGTAAGAATCTGTATCATCTGCGGCAAAGAGCGTATGCCCGCTATTGCAATTGCATCTGTTAAATCATGCATTCTGGGGTATGCTTGAGGGTTGTTGCCGCCGTTGATAAACCAGCTTTCAAGCTCTCTGTCATTAAAAAGTAAAACGCATTCCATACCTTTAGTGAGAGGAAACGTAACAAAAGGGTTGCAGTAACAGACTTTTGCATAAATAGGAGGGTAGTTTTGCAAAGCTTGAGAACCGTCAGGGTTAAGACCGATTACCTTTTTCCCTGAAATAAGCACCTGTGCGGTAAGATTTTCCGGGTAAAACTCCTGGATTATGCCTATCCTGACACAATTCATATCAAGGGCAGTACTTTGTTTATTGGCCTTGAGTGTTTGGATAAGGTCTGCTTTTACTGAAAATTGGGTAAATTTGGAAGGTATTTGCATATTTAAACGTCGTTTGCTCTGCCTCTTGTCGGGTTAATCTGTGCGTGACACATCCTTTTTTCAGGATAATCTTTAACCCAGCCGTTCCAAGCGTGTCGAAGAGCCGAAAACAGGCTTGAAACTGTTACACCGTTTACATTGAAATCTACAGCCAGTCCGTATAAATGTTTTGATGTCGGTTGACCGTTGCAGGATCTGTTATTTCTTACTGACCGCCAGCCGCTAGTTATGGTAACAGTTTTACCGGGATAATAAGCATTTAAGAACCTTTGAAGAGTTTGAGCTGTATTGTATACATTCGTGAGAACTTTTAATGAGCACTCGTTTTTTCTTTCCGTATTCGAGTTATTCTGGCCAATCATTTCGCGCCAGCTTATATTCTTTGTTATTTTAGTATTCGGAATTTCTCCGTTATTGTTTTGAATATATGTATAAACTTCACGGACAGAAGCCGGTTGTGTTTCTTGAACCGGTTCTATTTTGTCACCGTTTATCTTGCTAAATCTTTGAGTTTGATTTTGGCCTGTCAGGGCAATATTTGAGTTAGGAAGAAGCGGACCAATCCAGAGAACCATTTGAGTAGTTCGTGACCCCGGCTGCATTTCTGATATTAAACAATCGTGGGTAAATCCAACAAGTTTAAATTGGCCGTTAAAGTCTGTAGACACTTCTGAACTGACCTCAACAAGCTGGCCTGAAATAATATTAGGCAGGAATTCTGTTTTGATTTCCAAATTTGCATCACGACGCATTGGTGTTTCAAGCAAGTTTGTATCGTTTGAAATCACAGGAACAGGAACGTCAATTACTTCATTATCCATAAGGGTGTTTAAAACCCCGTTGTCGACAAAAGAGTGACCGCCTGTGAGTTTATTAATTTGTTCCATTGCCAGGCCGTCAAAAGTGGTAGGAGTGAGGAAAGAGCCTTCTAAAGATCCGGTATTGCCGATTACAACATTTTTCATATCAGAGGCCATTGTGTTGTAAGCATCTTTAAAAGTGGTGCCTTCCATAAATGTATGTGATGTATGATAATCAAAAATATCTAGAGCTACCGCCTGTATTTCTGTTATTACATCAGTTTGACCGCCCGATTTAAAAGAGTATGCCTGCATTATACGCCCTGTAAAAATAAGAGGCATAGGAGCATCTCCATATCCGGCTTCAAGATGCACGTATTTCCATTTTGTTGGATCAAGTCCATCTGTGTATGCGTCTTGAAATATCAGGTTTCTTGTTGCAGGTGCAAGGTTGTACAGTTGGATTGTAGCTTTGTTGGAGTCAGCAAATACACCGCGGGTTACGTTAAACTTACAGGTAAGCGGATATTCAACAACTATTGTCTCTTGCTGGGTATAAACAGTTACTCTATATCTTGCATTAAATTGCTTTATCATCAGTCGACCAAATATACGGCTTGTTCTATTTCCTCAACATCTTCTGATGTTAAGACATACATTTTTACTCTGCCGCTAGAAAAATCATCCAGTTGAAATGGCTCTGTATAACCTTCTGTATCAAAAGTAATTCCAAAAGGAATGAGCCTCTTAAAGTTTCGCAGTGTATTAGGTGATAATACGACTTTAAGACAGTTAACTGTCAAGTCTTTATATGTAAAATCAAAGTACCAGCTCTGCTGCCTTGCGGAATAATACAGTCTAAAATCAACTGTTTCGTTATTTTCCAGGACCAGCTGATGACGCTGTTTTGGTTCATTTGTTAGTGTAGTAATTTGTTGCATAACGGCAAATATGATAATTTTTATGACTTGTACGTAATAGAAAGCTAAAAAGATATGCTATAATAAGCAAAAGTTGAGTATGAAACGCTGATAAACTACATTTTGCAAACATATGCAAAATGCAAATTGTACTTTAAATCTTTAATAAAGGGTAAACATCCAAACCTCCGCTGACACAGACAATATGTGAAGATTGGTCAGAAAGGAGGTGATGAGGAAAATGAAAAGACAAATAATCAAAAGCGCCCTAATTGGACTAGAGGCGCTCTTGAAAGTCATTTTATTGTTTCTTTAAAGGGTGTGAAGCGCTTGCCAGGATTGTACCAGCAATCGGGGCAAGCCCCCTTTATTTCATTATAAACTATTTGTTATAAAATTCAAGGTACTAGAAAAGAGGTAAGTGTGATAATACTTATTTTATAAATATGTTATAATCGGAAAATTATGTATAAATTATTAGGAGTCTCAAAATGCGTGATATTATACGTTTAATGAATGCAGGTGCCAAGCTGGCAAATGCTGTCGCTAAAGATATTGAACGTTCCGAAAAAGCAAAAATAAAAGCGGAACATAATTCATTTAAGAAAAGAGAAAAGATAAAAAAGTCTTTATCAAAGCTAAGGAAAATGTTAGCTCAACATAGAGGTTATATTTTTGATAAAGATAGTAAAAGAGATAATTCGTTAAGGGAAGATGGATTATTAAAAGATTATGCTTTTTGGCAGTTTTTTGCTTTAACTTACGACAAGACAAATTCCAATGGAGAAATTGACGAAAATAAGGAAAAAGAAAACTTCGAAGATGCAGGTTGGAAAGCCGAATGGAGGGAGGGACTAAAATGCTAATAACTGTTTTAATTATTACATTGTTAATTACTAGTTTTCTGATTTATAAATACCGAATGTTAGTTTTAAAGAATCGTAAAATTTTATTAGAAAATGAGGATTTACATAATAGATATGATTTTATAGATGATTTAGAAAAAGACTATAATCAAAAACTTAAAGAAGTTGCCACAGTGGAAAAAAGAATAGCTGACTTACAGCAACAATATGGCGAAAAGTATCAAATTTATAAAAATTTATTAACACAGATTGACTTATACAATGATGATTTGCAAATAAACAATTATGGATTATTTGCTCCTAAATTTGACTATCAAACAACAGAAAGATATAAAGAGCATTTAACACAAAATTATCAGAAACAAAAAGAATTGATAAAGAACCTAAAGGCTGTTGAATTTGATACAGATTGGATTGTACAAGGAAGTAAGACAAAAGGTAAACAAATGATTGAGCAACAAGCTAAGTTAGCCTTAAGAGCTTTTAATGCACAATGCGATGATGTTATTAAAAATGTTAAATGGAATAATCTAAAAAAAGTAGAAGATAAAATTAATAAAATTTATGCAGACATCAATAAACTATGTGAGCCTCATGAGATGCGTATTTGTGAAGATTTCTTAAACTTAAAAATGGATGAATTACAATTAGTTTTTGGCTATGAACTCAAAAAATATGAAGAAAAAGAAGAACAAAGACGCATAAAAGAACAAATGAGAGAAGAAGAAAAAGTTAAGAAAGAAATTGAACGAAAAGAAAAAGAATTAGCTGAACAAGAACGCCAAGAAAGAGAACTACAAGCACTTTTGCAAGAGGCATATAACCAAGGTAAACAAGAAGAAGCCACAAAATATCAAGAAGAAATCGCACAGCTCAATCTTACTATTGAGAATAATAAAAGAGCAATATCTAATGCCCAATTGACTAAGTGGGGACGAATTTATGTAATTTCTAACATAGGTTCTTTTGGTGAAAATGTATATAAAATAGGTATGACTCGACGAGATGACCCTATGGATAGAATTAACGAGCTTGGCGATGCTTCTGTCCCGTTCAAGTTTGATGTACACGCTATCATTGAATCTGACAATGCTCCAGAATTAGAAAATAAATTGCATGATATCTTTAAAAAGAATAGTGTTAACAGAATTAATTATAGAAAAGAATTTTTTAAAGTTCCTTTAGAAGAAATTGAAAAAGCTGTGAATGAAACAACAGGAAGTGATATCATCTTTACTAAAGTTGCAGAAGCAAGAGAATATAGAGAAACTTTATCAATTATTGAATCAGAAAATCATATTAAAATATCTGAGCAAATAACTAATAAAGATATGCTCCCTATGGAAATATAACATCTAAAAGGATTAATCTATGAAAAAACTTATATTAACCATATTAATTTTATTTTTAGCATTACCCACCTTTGCGGGAAATCTCCTGCAGCAGGAATATGAAACAACTAAAATACAAAAATTTTCGTCTGATGCGGATTTAAAAAACTATACTAAAGCTACATTGCTTGAAAATGACTATATTGTTTATTTGCAACACGGTAATTCTATTTTTGGAGAATTAAAAAAGGCTCAAGCAACATTGCCTAAAAATTCTTTAGATTACAGATACATTAATTTAGCAGTGCAACAATATGAAATGGCTATAAAAACATATAATCAGAATATAGTTTCAATGCAAAAAATAATTATTGATGATGAAGATTACAAGAAATTAATGCAAGAAACTAAATCAAATATTGGAGCATATATTCTCATACAAAATTGAAGTAGGTACTTGCACCCCCTGCGCCTTACCATGATTAGCTTCTTGTGTGCGTTGTATAGCATTGTATTTTGAACGCACTTTCTCATCAGGTTCAGTAGTATATGTGGTTGCAAAGTTGAGTTGTTTCAATGTGATTTCGATATCAGAAATATAGTTTTCGTTCCCCTGTCTTAACGATAGAGATTGTATTGCCATATTATCAAAAGGAACATCTCTATATGGTGTGATAACAGTCAACAAAATATCATTTGTACGTAGAATTGAAAGTTTTCGATAAACTTCTTGCAGTCTTGTTTCTCTGCTTTCTGCGTCATTAAGAATATCTTTTGCTGACTTGAATATTTTTTCATAACGTTGATATGATGCTTCTACGTAGTCAACTGCATTTCTTGCGATTTGGTTTAAATTGCTTACTTCGGGAAGGATTGCGGCTATAGGCCCCAGTTTATCTGTAACAGTAACCCCGAATTTATCTGTAGTTAAATCATCAAGCCCTTTTTTTATCTTATTGTAAAAAGTAGGCGGCTTATATACAAGTTCACCAACCATACCTCTAAGAGTAATCGTTAAAGGTGATTTTGCAATATGGTCTTGGATAGCTGTATTGTTTTCAATATAGTTATCTGTTATCTGGTTTTGTAAAGAGATAGAGTGCTCTTGTATTATGTCAAAGTATACTTCCAGAGTTATAGGTGTAGTGTCTTTGTCTGTTTTTACAATTGCACCATTTTGTATTGTATTTTCTTGTACCATAAGTATTCAACCCTATGCAAAAGCCGAACCCATAGCATTTCTAGCAAACAAAAGTTCATTTTCGATATTATATGCTGGCTGGTTAGTTTGTATTGAGTTTGTCATATTGATTTGTCTTTGGTCGTATGTATAGCTTACTCTGTTGTCAGATGTATTGCGAACAGGTGGAATAACCATTGTATTTATACCCGGCATAAATAAACTGTCTTGAAATCTTTGGACATTCTTTGTCCACTCAGGCGCTTTTTCCTGCATAAGCTTTTTGAATTCATCTTCATTTTGGATTTGTAAAAGATTTCTTATGAAATCAATATTCTCTTTAGATGCCTTTTCGATTTTTGTGCCAAGTAGAATATCCACAATACGGGTTAATGTAAGCAGAATATCTTGTAAGATATCAATCAATTTCTGGCCCAGGTCAGATACACCCCCTAGAAAATCACCACCAAACATCTTTCCAAATGCTTTAGATATTTCTCCACCGTTTTCTTTGGCCCATTTTGTAACTTCTCCTATTACGCTATTACCGCCCTGCATATAAACCGCTAAATCATCCAATAAGAGATATAGAGCTGTTAAAGGCAATAATGTTCTTGCAAAAACACCCCCTAATGCAGTGAAAACTCCGCCTAATATCGGTATTTTGGTTATTAAGCCCCCGACTACTCCTGATATTGAAACAAAAAGTTTTTTTATAGATTCTAATCTTGACAAACCAGCAACAAAACCAACGACTAGACCACGCCATTTTACAACAAATTTACTAATCTTTTCCCCAAAATCTTTCAATATTTCTGTGACCCCGGAAAAACTTTCCATAAACCTTATCCACGCAGGCATGATGGCTAAAACCGCTCTGTCTTTTAAATATTGCAGCTTTTGCGCTGTTATTTGCAATTGAACATTGAGCGCCTGTATTTCACTTCGCTGGTCGTCATTAAGTTGATATTTGCGAGCAGTTTCGCCCAGGGCCTCAAATTCAGACCGGCTCATCCTCAAAAGGTGAAGCATACGAGGGTCCAGACCCATTTGTTTTAAAAGATATGTTGCGGCTGTGTCACTCAAGCCAGCTACGCGGCCTCTAAGCTGTTCTAACACGCCTTCTGCGTCCTGCCCTAATGGATTTATCCCCGCAAGTTGAAAACCTCTTGCGCCCTCTCCTGTGAGCTGTAATTCAAAAAGTCTTTCATTTAAGCTTTCAAGCTGCTGGGCCGCGTTTTCAACACCGAGCATTTTTCCTATTCCATTCCACTTTTGGAATGTGCTCAAGGCTGTATCGGTTGTGCGTGCCAGGTTCAACATTTCTTGATTAGAGCTGGCAAGGTCGTTTGTGAATTTATTAACTGCAACAGCTGCTGCAGTAACGGCTCCGACAAAGATTCCTATACCTTTTGCAACACCAGCTATTCCATTTGCGAATTCTTTTTGCTTTTCGATTTTTTGTGCAAGCTTAAATTCATTATCTTTCCTGACTGCTATTTCAAATCTTTTTTTGATATCGGCTTTTTCTTTCTCTGTTTGAGCCTTTTTTATATCATCAAGATACTTGGCCAGTCTTTTAGCCGCGTTATATTGGAGTTCCATTTCTTTGGTTGCTTTTTTCATTGTAGATAATGCTTTTTCAAGAGGTTTTACATCGCCAACCACGCCAAGTTCTATAAAAAGTTCACCTAAAGATGCCATTATTATTCCTTTATGTTGAAATAGTGTAAATATGAGGTATAATATATATAGGGTACGCCTCAAGGATGTAAAGTCCTTAATGCTGATAACACCCTAAATAAACAGAGCAATTAATTGTAAAAAGTGTCCTATTGCAACTAGGGCACTTTTTATATTTGCTTTGTTCATGTTGCCACCCCCTTTCTGCCCGGTATCTAGAATTTTGGGTGTAGCAGAGGGGAATGACGAGTTTTTTATACTCTCGTAAAAAATATTGAAAAAATTAACAGTAGGTGTATAATAAACATATAGGGGCAAGCCCCAAAGAATCGCTACTTCTTCGGAGCTTGACTTCGACCCTATAAAAAGCAACAAATAAAAGTTAAAAGTGCTATCAGTACCTTGATGGCACTTTTTATTATTTGCCTTTTCATATTCTCACCCCCTTTCCAACCGATTTCCTCGTAATCGCATGTGTTGGCGGGGTGTGGTCTTACCCTGTGTTTATTATACTACAATTATTTATTCGTTTTATTCAGCTCGTAGTGAGTGATTTCATACTCTCGGGTAAAGATTTCATAATGGTATGTGTCCATTACAATATCAACCGGAGCATCACAAACAGATTGAGGATTGCCGTTGAAAAATCCCGCTTTTGCAAGTGTTACGGCAATCACTCTGTCAAAGTCTGCTGTGATTTTTGTTCGGGGTCTTTTTTCATCATTGTTTCGAATCGGGTTTTCAACTCTGAAACAAGACTCTTGAAAAAAGGGCGCAAGTTAACCTCACAGCATTTGAAAACTATTTCGTAATAATCTTCTCTTGCTTCCGGGAAGTCATCAAAGAGCTGCATATTTATTTGCTTTTTGTCGTAGTGGCTGCGCTCCAAACACTTGAATACAGCTGTTTCAAATTCGTCTGATGTGTCAGCACTGATGATTGCACGTGCAATAATGTCCAAAATCTTTGAAATGTCCGCAGCTTGTAAACCAGCGGCATTAATACCGCCTGGCATATTGTTATCTAAGATACTTTTCATTGCTGCTTTTTTAAGCGCTATGGCTTCTTTAAAACTTGCAGGAGTCAAGACAACTTCTTTTTGTCCGTTTTGTGTCGTAAAATTCATTAGACAAGTCCTCTGTTAGCTTTTGCAAAGATTATGGTGTAAACGGTTGTACCCTGTTCAGTATCACCTTGAAGATTTTCTTGAGTATCAGGGTATCTTTGGAATAAACCGCCAAGAAGAGTGTAATTATCATATGTAATATTCTTGGAGCCATCACCAATTCTCTTGCTGAAAGAACCGTTCATAACAGGGAACGCGGGTAAGTCACTGTCCTGTTGGATTGATAACCCGTTAAAAAATTTATCATCGTCGCTACCCCTGAGAACACGTAGCGTAGCTACTGCGTTTCCGCCCTGTCTATTATCGGAAAACACTGTGTTGTCATTTTTACCGGTTGAAATGCCTACTCTGTCGTTCTGGTAGGCAATTGTTATAGTTGAACCGTCTGTTAAGTCTTTTATGATACGGTCATTGATTATTATCGTATCATTGCCTGTTAAAGCGTATTGCATTTTTCACCTATCTTTCAATATTAACGATTACTTCTGAACTGTGAATAGCGCCTGCGAATTTAAGCGCGATTTGTACAACCGGCGCTTTTCTGGCTTCTCGGTCTGTTTGCGATTGTTGTGAAATAGGCAAAGAATAGATGTAATAGCCTCTTTCTTCAATATTCCGTTTAAAATCGTCAGGATTGCCAAACGGTATTGCCCCATTCCACGTTCCGGGTGCAACTATTCCATTATTAACCGCCATAACACAGACCTGTTCATAGGCACTCTTAAGCCCCGTCATACCTGTTTCTGTTTGAGGGATTTTTGTGTTTGTCTGTCTTAAGTAGTTAAAGCCGTTAACTTCAAGTTTCTTTTTGAGCCACAGTTTGTTAACACTGTCATCAGTGTAGCCGTTATTGTCATTGGAGCGTACAACAGATACACCTCCAAGGTTTCCGTAAATATCGACCCCGTTTTGTGCTGCCGCGTTGACATAAGTCGAGTTAAGGAACGTATCGGGCAAGCTTCCTGTTAATGTTTTCAAGTTCATTGTGTTTGCAGTAGCAGTAGCATTAAAGTTTACACTCAATGCGATTGTTGCATAAGCAGCGATTGCGACCTTTGCAGCTTCTTTACCCATTGCATAAGAAAGCAGTCTTGTTTTTCCAAGCCCTGCGGCTTTGATGTTTTTACCCAATACGGAGATGTTATTATGAGAAGTCATTACTTCAAAATAAACGTGGTCGAGGGCTTCTAAGGTTGTAGCGTTTGCAAGAGCAGTGTCATTATCAGCGAATTGTGTTGTCAAAATACCGCCAAAGTATGCCTGTTCTTCTGCGGCAATAACAGCTTCAGCAAGTGTTTGTCCGCTTGCGTTAGTGCCTGTTGTTGATTGTGCTGTTGCCCCGTTCAGGTAGTCGGCGCCATAAAGGTCTGTACCGCTTCCTCCTGATATTTCAGCTATTGTAATTGTACTGTCTGTTCCAAGCATTCTTGATGCGAATACAAGTTTTGTGCCGCTTTCATCAACTGATATATCCATATCAGGGTTTTGGTTCTGGAATATCTCGGCTATGTCTGCAAGGGACTGAACGCTTGAGAAATCCAATCCTTCAAATTTTGTCGCTGTTCCGTCGATAGTGAAGTTTACTTCACCGTTTTTAACAGATTTAAAGTTTGTAAGGTTTGTCGAAATATCAGCAGTAGTCAAGCCTCCTGATGTTGCATCAACACCGTTAAACGGGAAGATAAACAGTTTACCAGAGCCTGTTCTGAAATTTGGAACAGGTGAAAACAAAGCAGTAATCATTTTTGCAAGTAATGTATCAGAACCGACATCTTTTATTGCTTCCTGTGGTGCGTTATACACTCTGAAAAGTTCAGGAATTGTAAAAGAGCCGTTGTTTGCAAAAATAGCAATAGCATTAACGTTATAATCGCCAAGTCCTTGAGGGTTGCTGGTCAATGATACGTTAATGACATTGCTTAAAGGAATCTCGTAAGCGTAAGTCATTTAATTAATCTCCTTTGGTATATTTATTTGTGCGAATTGTCCGCGTTCGTTATCAATGTTGGATTGAAATTTATCGTAATAATCAACAGGTTTGCTTTTTTGGTAATGAACAATCACGTTAAAAGTAACAGTGTATCTGTTCACATCGGAGCCACCACCTAATCCGGAAAGATTTATGTCATTTGTAATTGTGCCGATTTTAAAGCTGTATAAGTCCTGCATTTGTGTGGCATAAGTAGATTTCAAAGCCGCCGATACTTCCCAGAAGCGTTGACGAGCCTCGTTGTTTCTCGAATAGACATCAACCTGCATCATACGCCCCTGGTTAATATTCTGGACTTCAAGAAGCTGTTCGGGATTTTCAGGGTCCTGTATATATTCAATCCTGTTGGAATAATCGTGAGCGGTTAAGGTTTTTACCGTAATTTGCAGCTTATCTGTGTTAAAGAGCTTGATATTCTGGGCGTAGATTGTAACGCAAGGGATAACATCGCCTTGTGCTGTTTTGCCATAATTCTCGGGTAAATCCAGCTCGTGTGTGATTATGTCAACTAATATTTTTTCGATTTCAATTTGCATTATTCGTTAACAGGATTCTCTTCAAAATCTCTTACCAACTGATATTCTATAAACCCATTCAGGCTGTAATCTTTTACAGACATAACTTTGTAGCGTTTGTTATTAAATACAACCTTGTCTGCTGTTTGCAGGTTTAAAGTGCCTGATTTTGCGTGTATCCAAATCCACTCCCAAGATCTTTGACCTTCTGGTTTAAATTGTAAATCCTCATCTTTTAAAGGCTGCCAGACACCGACAAAAGAAATTTTCTGCTCTGTTGTAACTAAATCACCTTCTACAATGTCCTGAAACACTTTGACAAGGGTCAATGGGACTTCCCAGCCGTTTAATGTCATCGCCATTTGCGGCATTCCAGACAGAGCTTTTAAGTTTTTTGTTTTGTTAAAGTTAAGCTTTTGCATAGCTTTCGCATTTTCCGTTTGCGTTCAGTTCTTCAGGTGTTTTTAAGTAAAACATACTTTGTTTTCTGTATTTTATGAGAATACCGACATTGCCATTTTTATGGCAATTTGTGCCGTCAAAATTCTTGCAGTTTATGCATTTCGCTTCTTTTTTCTTTGTCATAATTTTTTAACCTCAAATTCGATTGAGTTTTTCAAATCTCCTGTATCATCAAGTGTAGGGTTATTAGGGTCGCCTGTTCGTCTTTTCCTTGCTGCCTGGCTTGTTGGTTTCCAGTTTCCGAATCCGTCTGTTTTAAAAGCCTCAAGAACCCGTTCGTGTGCAGCTGCAGCTATAGAATTAGCTAAATCGTTCATTATCTCTTTAGGAATATTGCTTTTGGCAGTCTGTCTGTAAACTTTGTTTATTTTGTTAGTGGGTTTTGTTTTGAGGAATGCTTGTAGTGCTTCATCTTGGTGTAATTTTTCTATTGTTTTTTTTATGATTGCTTTTTTGCCCTGTGAGCTTAACAACGGCATACGCAAAAATGAACGGGTAGGGACAACAATTTGATGAGGTTTTGTTTTTGGTAGGTTTTCACCATTCTTTTTCGACACAAATTGAGCAGTACCGTCATCTTTTATCAAGTAAGGAGTACCGCCAGGGTGATTAATTGTTGCTCCAAACTCATGAACGGCCCCGAGTTCTGCCATTGTAAGGTTACTGTTGCCTGCTTTTTGTGTTGCCTTATTGCCAAGAATACCAACTCTTATTGATATATTTTTATCAAATTCTTTTAAAAGTTCCTCAAGTCCGCCCAGATTCACTGTGCCTTTGTTAATTCTACCCAAAATAGACCCTTCCAGGAGTATAGATTATGTTTCCGATTAAATAAGGCTGTATCAGGCTCAAATACTTTCTGCCGTAACCTGTTTGTGCGTAAGCACTCAACATTTGATTGTTTAACATCCATTGAGGGATGCCATAGCTTTCTGAAACGGAGCCAACGCTTTTACTTTGTGTAAACCCCATAAAACCTAACGCAAGAGGGTTTTGTGCATTATTCAGGTCAATTACAAGATAATGAGCAGCTAGGTAGCAAAACACCATTATTGCAGTTTCATCGTCTTTAAAGAAATCCGGGTTAAAGTTAATTTTTGCTTCTGCAAAGGCTCTTTCGATATCTGCATCAGAAATATAATTGTCAATGCTGTCGTTTGTCAATTCCCAGCTTTCACTCGGCGGGGCTGTTGTTGTGCCGTCTGTCAGGCATTTATAGAAATTAGGCTCAACATACACAATGTCATCTTTAAAATATGCTTTGCCCTCAATATACAAAGGAAGATAAGGGAAATCACGGGTAAAAAGATTTTTAAAGTCTTCAACTGTTATATTATCTATGCTTGCCATAATTTCCCTTTACATCCTTAGTTTTTTTCAGCTTTCTTTTCTTTAGCTTTTTTAAGCTCTGCTATTTCTTTTTTGAGCTTTTCTATCTCTGCTTCATACTTAGCTTTTTCAGCTTTAGCATCAGCAGGCGCAACGTATTCTATAACATCCTTATTAAGCATCCAAACTTTGGCTACCTCCTTAGGAACATCAAGAACACCTTTAGGCTCAAGCTTATATTTATCGTGTACAAATGTTGTACGCGTATTATTTTGTAGTTTAATCATCATTCCTCCTTACGCTGATGCTGTAACATCCCAGTAAATTAAAGTGTTTTTACGCTTCAATTGAGGCGTTACGAATTGCGCCATACAGTTAGAAATCATATCCAATGCATTAACAGGATATAGAGGGTATGGAGTATAAGGAAGTGGGATGAAACCTTCAATATAGTCTGCGTCATGTCTGTATACTGCATAACGAGGTTTGCCGCCTGTACCTGCTGTTGTGTTATAACGAGAGTAAACAATTTTACCGTCATTAGCTCTTACAACTTCTTCAAGCACCTGTCTTCTTGTAATACCAAATGTTCCAAATGGTCTGTCCAGAGAGAAGTATTCAGCTTGTGGCAGTGCAATTCTGTTAAAGTTTGCAGTACTGTTAGTAGTATTGTTATATCTTCCCCTAATTTCAGCAACCCAGGCGGAGAATTCATCATCAGACATTTCAGATAAGTTCTTAGTCATAAATGAAGTATCAACGATTGCATCAGGTTGGTTTAACAAACCATAAGAACGGGCATCATCCAAGCCCAAGAAATAAGCGTCTTGCAAACCTAACTGCCATTTTTTATAACGAGCTCTTTCCTTTTCTTCATAAACATCAAAAGGAATCATATTGCGGGCTGCAATTTCCTGACCTTCTTTTGTTACAGAGAAGGTATCTCTAAAGAAATTGTTAGGATATTTCAAGTCACCGATTTCAATATCAGTATAACCATCCTGATTTAAAGCGCCTGCTGTCGGATGAATTAAGCAAGATTTAAAATCCGTACCTGTTGCTTTTGTTGCAAATTGTACAATCTCAGGTGAGAATGCTCCGAAACCTGCTTCAATCGGTACAAAGTCTGATAACTTCTGACCGTCCAGTTCATAGTAAACAGTATCAAGAACACGGTCTATAACTTGAGTTAGAGTTGTAATTTGTTGTTCAAATCCGGGGTTTACAAATGTTTCTGCAGCATTATAAACTCTCATTTGATTTTTGAATTGTTCTCTGGTGAATGCACCAATTTTATTATCTGTAATTGTCATTATTAACCTCCTGCTGCCTGTGTTTTAGCGAATTTTAATTTAACCTGTACAAGGTCATTAGCTGCAGCTGCTGCTGTGTTAGCTGTTCCCAAAATACTGTTGCCTGCTGTAGCTGTGGATGTTACCTGCATATTTGCATTGAAGTATAAATCTACACCTTGATTAATTGCAGCAGCTGCAGTTTTGTAAATATAGCTGCCTTCTATTGCTACCATAACCTTTTGTTTTGCAGTATAAGTGTCTTTTATTGCATCTGTCGGAATAACACCAAAGATGGCATCTGTAACTGCTGCTTTTTTAACAACAGGACAATATGGATTTGTTGAAGTATTGTCTAACGTTACAATATCTCCTGCCTTTAATGGCGCTTCATCTGTTACAGAATCTGATACAATACAGTTGTGTGGCTGTGGTGTATTTGGCATATACACATATGCCCCGTCTCGAGGGGTAATGTTTAAATCATTTAAATCTAGTGCCATTTTTTATCTCCTTATCTTTATTAATACTTGTTACCTGCTTCAAGTCTTTCTGCTCGTGAAACATAAGTTTTAAGCGTTTGTGGTTCGGTCTTTGCAGAATTGTAAATCTGATTCATTTTTTCAAAATAATCTGGTTTAGCATTCTCAACGCTGTTATTACAAGATTTCTTGTTTTCAGTGTCCTCTTTCATTTCTTTTTTGAGTTCTTTAAACTCTTCTTTGGACTCTTCATCCTCGTTTTTGACTTTTTTGTTGTCAGCGGGCTTTTCTTCTTTTTTGGGGTCTTGTTCTGAATTGTCTGATGTTCCGGCTTCGGATTTTTCATCAGCAATTTTTTCAGCTTTACCTATAACAGTTCTCCAGAGTTCTTCATCGACCTTGCCTTTTAAGATGCCACCGATTTCGTCAATAAGTTTTCTCTTATCAACTTTTTCATTTTCAATCTTTTTTTCGTCGTCCATATTTTCTCCTTTGTCATTTTCGACCTTAGTGATGAGTTTTTTCAGTTCTTCTAAAAGTGTCATTTCTTCATGCTCCTTAATATTTCTGTAATCAGGCTTTAAATCTTGTGAGGAATTTGTTATAATGTTTGTAGACGGTTTCAAAGTCTCCGTAGCAATTGAAGCTACGATGCTGTTTGAAATCGTTTTTTTACGTTTATATAAAAGGTTTCCCTTTTCAGTTTCTCTGCGAATAAAATCTGTGTCTTTACCGTAAGTACTGGTAATTATGTTTACTTCTACACGGTCTTGAACAGGTTTAACAGCAACAATTAAAGGTTTTTCAGTATCGCCGTCTTTTTCTGTCGCATCTAATACGCCCACAAAAGAATCTTCTTCGGTCGAAGATTTAAATATAAAAGGCGGGTCTTCTAACAATTCAGGAAATTTTCTGATAGTTTCCTCGTCAACATTGTGCTTTTCTTCTGTTGCTTTATAATAGACCGCAACAGGCATAACCATTTTTTTATCCTGAAGACCTGCATCAAGCCAAGGCTGAGAAGGCTTTTCAATAACCGTAACCTGTTTGCCTCTCGGGTATTTTCCGGCTTTTATTTTGTCAATTTCTTTATTAAACTTTTCTGTTTCATCTCCACCCCCGCTTGTAAATTGACCATTTTCATCTCCCGGGTGCTCTTCTTCTTTGAACTTATTATTTATAACAGTCTTTGAGTTAAAGACAATGTTTGCCCTTTCATAGCGGGGATTATCAACAAGCGCAAGGTGAACAAAGTTTAACTTTGTGAATTCCCTATCATAAGGAATATTATTTTCTGTACCACCTTCGTTGTTTTCTTCCAAATAATCATAAGAGCAGGAAACAGACCAACCCTTATCTGTTATAAGATTTTGCGCTGTTTCATCCCATATAACACCTTCGCACCAGTACCAGCCGTCTTTGTCGTTATACCATACATTAGAAATAACACCGACGCGTTCATCTTTGGCGTTATCATCAGTAATATTTTTATGATTAATAATAACAGGAGCGCCAATTATAGTATTAATTGAGTTGTCTAATGTTTCTTTGCGTACAAGAACATTGCCATATTGCCCAGGATAACCTGCAAGCCCAGGCTGGATAAAGCGGGATTTAAACTTCTTCCCCTTCCCCGAATCGTCTGTATCTCCAAGGGTTATTATTGCGTTGTTTACTGTTTGTGATTTTGTACGCAATTTTTGTAAAAATATTTCTTTTAGCATTTTCTATTTTTCTTGAGTTTTCAAAAAATGAACGGTTAACCACAGGCTGGCTGTGACATTTGCAATTCCAAATCTGGCGGGGCAAGCCTTTTTGATTTAATTTTTCGTCAATAACAGGCGGGTCATCATAAGCAAAAACTTTTCCATAATATTCTTCATGAAGCTTGCGCTTTTCTCGTGATGAAGAACGTCCCCACTTAAAATGAGTGAACCCCATATTCTGATAACGTGTAGCCTTGATTACAGACCCCGCAAGATGTGATTCATTGACCGCGAGAAATTCTGCTTTATTTTCTGCTATCTTCCAGCGCTTTTGAAAATATTCTTTTATTGTCGGTACACGAGCACCGTCTGAAACCATCTTCAAGACATCCTGCCTCATTTTAATGATTTCTTTTTCTTCCCACTTGCTTACCCAGTACTGCATATTGTGGGTGTAATCTTTTGCTATTTTTTCAGCCTCTTTGTCTGTGGGTATAAACTCTATGGTGGGGATCTTTCTTTCTTCCGCTGATTTGGTTATGTCTGCTTCAAGCTTTTTAAAAGCCTTATCAACTGCCTTTTCGATAAACAAATCAACAGGAGTTTTGCCCAAGCTTTCTGCAAGTTTAAAGAATGTTTGATTAATTGCAGCCAAAGCAGCAGCTTCTCTTGCAGCGACAATACCAAGCGCACTTTCAATTTGTACAGGAAGACGCATTCTGTCTATGTAATAAGCACCATACTTAAAAACAGCTCCAATTTGTTCAAGTTCTTTTGCTATGGCATTAGAAAAATTTTTTTTGCTTCTAAAAGCGCCTCTTTCATAATAAACACGTCCGCTTGTGATTGCTGCTTCAAGTGCACCTTTGGCATTATAGACAGAATTATTATCAAGTATCTTTAAAAAATCTTTGTAGAGATTTTCCCAAAGATATTTTGTAAGACCCGATGTAATCTGCTTTATGTAAAATTCGCTAACCTCAACGGGCTTGAGTGTTTCTACCATATCAGTCTATCAACAAATCTTCTACTTTCTGATATTCGTCGGGGTTAAAATCGTTGTCTATCTGGTCGATTTCTTCCTCCGAGAATAAAATATAACCGTCCTCGGTGAGCTTTCTTGCAACCATTTGCTTTGACATAATCTGACGGTCGGAGAGTTGCAGATAATCGGCAAGCTTGCGGCTGTTGATTTCAGCTTGCTCTTTTTCACTCATTACCCTTAAAGGGCGCCACTTATCAGCACAAAAATCGGGTAATTCACGACCAAACAATTGATAGCAGCGAAGTTTAACAACCCAGTGGATTAATTGTCTTGCAGGTATTCTTACGTCACTGTCAACATTGCCGTTGTAGTTTTCTATATCGTCATCACCTGATGAAAAACCGCTTGAACCTTTTCCGAAAAGTTTTGACACCGGGTATCTTAAATACCCTGCAAAAATATACATTAAGCGATCTAATAAATCAGGGATACCGCTAAAACTAATTTGTTTTTGGTCATATCCGTCATTGCTGTCGATTGCAAGAGAGGATTTGTAATTCTTGTTTTCTGTTGCAACCTGAATACGTTTTCTGACCTGTTCTTCACCACCTGGTGACATAAGGATAGAGGCTAAGTCAGCAATTTTAAAAATATCGATCTTAGCTTCCGATAAAAGCTCCATTGTAACGCCAAAAGCCCCGAGTAAGTTATTTATAGGTTCTAGTATCCCCTCAAATATGCTCATATTCCAGCCGTTTAATAGGGCAGTTGTTTGATACGGGGATTTTACGCCTGTAAATATCCCAATTCTGCTCGAGTCGATTTTGATGCCAGAATTTCTACTAATCTCAATATCTTCTGTGAGATTGTCGGTTAAAGTGAAATATTTTGAAGTATAGGGACTTATACCGTATGGAATACACTGCCAACGGTTCGATGCCATAAATTTTAAACGTTTACCTTCGAGTTGTTTTAAATCTAAGGGTAATTCGTAATTCTGGTCAGTATTTGCAATCAAAACGCCGCCGCCATAAAGACGACCCCAGCGTATGCAGTCTTTGATTGCCTCAATGTCACCTTCTGTAACCATTGTTTTACGCAAAAGTTCAAGCTCGTCTGTGTCTAGTACTTTTGAATCAACAATAAGGCCGTTATTTCGGAATGCATCCTCCACCATTTGATTAACAGCGGTCTGCAAAAATCCGTTTTTGTTGTATGCATAAGTCAATAAAAGCCATTGACGGGTAATAAGAAAAGGTGTTGAGTTCTTAAACAGCATAAAAGGGCTGTTAGGGTCGTCAAACCAACCGTTTGCACAGGGAAGGTTTAATGCACTTGCTAAACCGTTATTAACCGTGTTTGTTTTTGCGTTATCGACTTTATTTTTACGTCTGTTTTTTGCCATATTAAAGTACTTCTAATATCGAAACCTGTAACTTAGACAATCCCACCATAATGCCATAGACAAGTGTGTCTACAATATCGTCGTGCTTGTGGCTGTCGTCCCTTGTGAAAGCTTCGCATTCGTTAAGCAGCTCTTTATTTTGTTCGGAGCTTCCGGGCAGTTCTACATTACCCGCTTCAATGTGAGCTAAAACCGCTTCTAAACGTGTAAGCTTGTCTTTATCAGCCTGCAAAGGAATTACAGGGATTGCACATTCTCTTTTAATTTCCTGAATTAAACCTGTCCCGCTTGCTTTATCCTCTATGTGCATTCCTGAACACGGTGTGTTTCCAATACCTTTACTCCACCTGTTCCAGAGGATTTTAACCTGCTTTTTTAAATCCGGGGCTTCCCACTTGCCGCGTATCATATCTAGCAGGTGAAGTTTACCAAACTTAGTTACACCCCAAACAATAAAGACAGAATAATCATTATGTTCTTTAACCTTTTGTGCGGTATCACCTGTAATAAATATCCGCTTGTATTCAAACTGGATATTAAACGGATAATATTTAAACCATTCTGTCTTAATCACCGCACCACCCGAGGCTATCGGATTTTGTTGGTATTGTGATTGGAACTTAAAGTTATTAACCGTCTGTATCTGTTTGAGTTCTCTTGCAGGGTAACGTTCTTCCCAAAAACTGTTACCATTTTCATCAAGTGCGGGAATTTTGACTACATCCCACTCGTCTGGCTCGTTCTTTTCAATCCATCCGACCAAATCATCTAGATGCAAACGCTGCATTATAAGAATAGTCGGTGTAGTAGGAGTTCTGCGACGTGTTGCAAGCTTTTCATCATAAAAAGTTACTACTTCTTCTCTTGATTTTTCATAACGTGCGTTTCCGGCATCCATCGGATCATCAATAATCAATGCTCCTGAAAAACCGTCTATGTTCGGATTTCCTGCGTCTAGACCTGTTATTGCTCCGCCTGTTGTACCTGCGGTTAGACCTGTTCTGTTTTTTGCTCCATCAAAACTGAAATTAACGCGCTGTCTATCGTCTTTTTTAAGTTTATGCCAGAATAACTGCCGCCACATTGGATTTTCAATTATGTCTTTACATTCTTTGGATAGCTTATTAATCAGTCTGTCAGAATGTGAAACATAGCAAAAAGTATTATTAACGCTTCTTGCAAAGCACCAGGTTATAAAATATTCGATGATGAGCGATTTACCCGAACCGACAGGCAGGCATAAAGCAATATTTCTTCTGGTGTTTTTACAGTCAACCAGCGCTTGAAGTTTTACAATAACCTTTTTATGAAAAGGTTTTAATTTAAACTTTGAGCCGTTTATCAGGTAGAAAACATTAAGCAGGTAGCTTAAAAAGTCTGCGCGGCATAAATAAGCCTTGTTTGCTCTAATTTGTTTATCTTGAAGCGACTCAAGAAAAATATCATATTCGCCCATAAGCTATTCATCCGCTAACATCCTTGTTTTTTCTATTTCTGCCTGTATGCCTTCTTTATCAATAATTGTTTTTAAATCTTCTTTTGTACCCTCGACAGTTAGCTGCTTGTCAACAGGTTTTTCACCGATAGTGTCACGCATAACCTCAAATGCTTTTGTATCACCTGCCATAATTTTTTCAATCATACAGATTACAAGACCGGCCTTAAGAGATAATCTGTCATTAGTTAACTCAGGTAAAATTTCTTGTACCTTGTTTTTCATTTTTTGTGGTGCATCCATATTGAGGAATACATCAAAGAGCTCTCTGAGTTCTTTGCGTTCTCTTCGTTTTTTGCCTGATTTTTCGCCGCCTTTTTTTGCAATTTCTCTTTGTTCGCTCTTTGTTCGTTTATTCATTGGTTTTAAATTTTCAGAGTTTGCCATAAGCTAATCTTTTTGTTGACTTTCTAATTTTGCGTGCTTTTCCCATTCTGAACATAAGTGAAAAGCTATACCTCTAAACTCTTCTAATGTTTCCTTAAACTTTATATCTTTCTCAAAATCTAATTTTTCAATAATTTCATCAACAGAATCAATATAGATTGACCTGTTCAACAATCCAGTTAATATAACTAACTGATATTTCAAAAATATTTTTAACTGTTTTTCGTTCATTCCTTCACCTGCAAATTAACTAACCCTACTTTCTGTTGTAAATCCTGCGAGATATTGTCTATCAAACTGGATTCGGCGCGTGTCATGTCTTTCATTTCGTCCATGATTGCCAGCGCATCTACCAACAAATCTTTCATATTGTCAAAGTTAGTTTTATCATTGTCTGTAATAGGTTTAATAAGACTTGTGGCGCGAGATAAATATTCACCAGAGGGCAAAGGCTCTATTTCATTTCCTAAGAGGCAAGTTTCCTTAAGCAAATCAATAAAGTCATACAGCCCATCGTAAATTCTATCGGCGAGCAAGTGCTTTGCATAAAAAGCTTCGCCATGACAGGTATAATGAATATCTTTTGCATAATTTGCTATTGCAAGCAAATAACATATAAGTTTATTTATTTTTTCCATAATCTAAAAAAAACAGGGTGAATAATATGACGAAAAAGAGGGATGTTCACCCTGAATAACTGCATCTACATAGTTGAGTAGTTTGTATGTATTGTATTTAGGATTTCGTATTGTCCGTTGAAGTTTTTACGTGTTTGTTCGTAAATCGGGTTACCTTTAATATCTTTTTTGCGTGTTTTAAGAAAATCTCCGTAAAAAACGTTTTGATTTGAGAAAGAGCCTTGTCTGCAAAAATTCTTCCTCTTTTCGTATCGTTTGAACTCGTTAACGGCAGTTTTGCCTTTGAAAAATTTTTCTTTGTCTTTACCATCGTTTCGCATAGTATAAACAAGCGTATGAGGAGTCCCGCAATTTTGACACACTGCAAATTCAACACGTTTGTAATATCCGTTTGTGTTAAAAATCAAACGGGTAACTTTCAAGAGTTCACTACAACAATACATAAAAACCTCAAAATAAAGACGGCAACAAAGCCCTTTTTTACCTTTCGGCTAAATGCCATAGCTCCGGTCCGCCTCATACGTGCAATTTAAGTCCGGCATTAGACATTTCAGGCTTATTGTTATTATAGCAAATTATTTTGTCCCTAAAGGGACAAGTTTTTAAATAATACCGTTTGCTTTTGCAATGATTGCTTCGCGCACAAGGGAAGAACGATTTTTTACATTAAATGTGTTAAATAAATGTTTTATTTTACGTTTTATGCTTCTTTCACAGTATCCTGTTTTATCCGCTATCTGCTGGTTTGTGCTGCCGCTAATCAATTCCTCTAATATAACTTTTTGTTCTTCCGTAAGCTTCATAAAATCTCCTCAATAAGCTAAAAATTGTGTCGCTAGTTGTATTTCATGTTATTTAGAACCTTTTACAATGAAGTTAAGTAATAATTTATTGTGTTGATTGTTTTTACAGTTGCTTTGTTGTGTGCAAGCAGTGTCTGAATTGGGTATTCGCTCAACCCCATGTCTAATGCGAGCTCATAGGTCGAGATTTTTCGCTGCTGTTTTAGCTTTTCAATTTTCTTTGCTATTTTTGCGGCATCTTGAGAGCTTGCGAAGACATGCATTATTCTTCTCCTTTCGCCTTGCGGATGATATCGAGGATATCGTCGCAAATAACCAGTGTTGAACCTGCGTACTTAATGTGTGTTTTATCTAATGTTACAATCTTCTCAATCTTATCAAGGGCTTGCTTGTAACGGCTATTTTCAATCATTATCTGTTCGTTAGTTGTCATTGTTTACCTCCTTTATTTCAACTCTTGGACCAAGGAAATAATATCCGCTGCCGCTGTTTATAAATTTGTTCATAAAGCACCAAATGACAGCTTGGATTTCAAAGGGATAGCGTTTTACTAAGCTTTTTGAATCCCCGTTTGATGATGTCAACCATATCTCGTAATTCTTCATTACAACTCGCTTTCTAGCCATTGTTTAAAACATTCATAAGATGTACAGCCTTCTTCAACAGGGCAAGGTAATAGTGCATTATTGGTATCTCTTCTGAATAGTTCAATGCAGGATATTCCTTTATTAACAAAGAAATCTGCCATCTTATCAACGCTCATGTCTTTTATTCGTTCGTAGTTAGTTGTCATTATTCCACTTCCTCCCTAAGTTAAATCCAATCATCATCGTTATTTAAATATTTTTCGGTCTGTAGCCAAGCAACGGTAACAATAATCAGTATCAAACCTAAAATTAATTCCATTACTTTGCCTCCTGTGTCTTTAAGATTTGCAGGATTTTTCGTCCTATATCTGCACGACCGCCTTCTTTGCACCAATGGCAATCTATGTCTTTATCTGCATCTTTACAATTACAAATATCTACAGCACTCTTACACAGCTCCACAATCTGCTTTATCTTGCAGTCTGTACGGTCTTTGCAAGGAATTTCATCAGGTAATTCACTATCCCAACAATTATTTGTATAAGGCTCTATTCGAGGACAGCTTTTTACTATGTATTTACTCATCTTCCAAAATCCTCTTTACTTCTGCTTTGTCGAGTTCGTTTGATTTGATTAACTCTATCGTTAACTCTGCTAAAACATTTTCAAACTTACTTGCAGCAACGAGCACTGGTTCTTTATCCTTATAACATTTTTGTTCTTTGAAATATGTCACCTTTTGGAACCAAAAGTCTTCGCCTGCGCCATATGGCACTAAATGTATACTCAATTCACAGATATTCCTGCTTTTACATATCAGCTTAATCAGCTCCAGTTGCTTTGCGGGAGTGAAGGGCGGATAATATTTTATTACTCTCTTTACCTTTATATCTCCTTTTTTAAAGCTTTAAAATAAATAGGCATATCTTCTCTTCGAGCTTCATATTCATTATTGAAAAATAAAACAATGTATCTGAATTTCTGTTTCACTCCCGCAGCTTTCATCATTTGTTCTATGTGGTTAGTCATTTTTAGCCTCAATTCTTAAATCCTTACAAAATGTTCTTTTTTGAGTTTGAAATGGGTTATTAAAATCGCGGATAGAAACGTCAAACATTGGAGATTGTAAATTCTCTGTCGCTAAATCTTTATCCACTACATATAATCGCCCTTCGTAAATTTTTTTGTCATCACAAAAAACACTGCCTACTGATTTATCAAATCTTTTGTCAATCTTAAAATTCACTATTATCAACAAAAATGGACTAAAGACAATTAGCAAAAAAATAATAATTACATCTTTACCCATACACCCACTCTGCCTCTCTGATTGATAGTTCTTTAGCCATCCTACACCCCGCTCTTAATCATCTTAATCAAACGTTCTTCGCCTATGCGCTTAATGGCTTTGTCTAGAAAGTCGGGGTCTAAACAATAGATTGCACCTTGACTTTGACAGGCGCACATTTCATCACTATCAATGTAGTTTCCTCTGGATGTGTAAAAAATACAATATTTCCATTGCTCGCCGTCGTTCCAATCAATAACCTCATCGCCATTCAACTCTTCTGCCAACGCTCTTAGCTCTGCTTTTGTCTTGAGGTTTTCAAGGTGTTCTTCGGCTTCGTGCCTAGTTTTGAAACAGTTGCCTTGAGAATAATCCCAGTCAGTCACTTTTTGAATTTTATTACAGTCAAACATTATACGCCCGTGACGGATTACATAATAGTCGTCATTCTTATCAGGCTTCCACCTCTTGCCTTTCTTCTCGTTTTTCAGCTTCTCAATTTCTCTGCCGAGTTCTTCGTATTTTTGTTCAAGTTCTTGTAGTTTCATTTTATCGCCTTTCTAAGCTCTACAACTGTTGTTAAATCGTGTTCTTTCAATCGTTTCATAAGCTTTTTGTATTCTTTTTCGTCTTCTATCTCGCCGTATCTGTGGATGCGCTCCATTTGGAAAATAAAGTTTTTGTAATCTTCTTTTCCCAAAGAGGAAGGATAAATCTTTGTATTTTGCAAATACTTGTTAAAAAGTTTTTCTATATGGTTAACTGTGTTTCTCATAAAGCCTATGTAACTCATTTGTTAAACCTTTCTATTGAGTTGAGACAACAAAACAACTGTTTTGCATTTGTCTTCATGTGCTTTTTTCAAATAATTATTGAGAGATATTTGAAATAATTTAAAATTTCCCAAAACAGGGTTTAAAATTTTAAATACTTTAATAATGCTCACCATCGTCAAAAATCCTTTGTGCTTGTAAATCTATCCGAAGCGGCGTAACAACATTTGATTCACCGTTTCTGTTCTTTGCTGTAATAAAATATAACAGTGACTGGCTTGTTTCTTTGTCGTAATATCCCGGACGGTAAACAAAACTGACTATGTCCGCATCGTTTTCTATTTGTCCGGAATCTTTTAAGTCTGAAAGCAGAGGTGTTTTGTCTTTGCGTTCTTTTATTGCTCTGCTAAGCTGGACAAGAACAATAAAAGGTTTGCCTGTTTCTTTCGCAAGCATTTTTATCGCACGGGAGTTTTCGCTTACTTTTTCATATACAGTTCTGCCGTGTTTGTTAGGGATTAGCCCTAAATAATCAATAAAAATTACATCCGCATCTGATTTTTTGCAGATTTTCCTCATCTTTTCCATGTCTGCATCCGGGTCAGTACAAAGATAGATAGGAAAGTATTTCAAATTTTCGGCTGCTTCCTGATACTTGTTCTGCTCATTCGCATTCAAGTTAAAGGCTCTAAATTTCCATGAGCCTATGCCGGTTTCAGAGCAAATAAGCCTGTTCTGTAAAGATGCTTTCCCCATTTCGTAGCTAAAGACCAAACATTTTGTATTTCTTTCCGCCATTTTTCTAAGCAGGTTCAATGCAAAACATGTCTTGCCCATGGATGTTGCTCCGGCAATGACGATATAATCACCGCCAAAAAGACTGCCTATTTTGCTGTCGATTGACTTATAGCCTGTTAAAACAGCATTTTCCTGTTTTTCGTAATAGTCACAGATTAACCTTTCTGCTCCGTCAGAGATGTGCACAATGTTTGATGTGTCAGCACAAAAGTCTCTGACCTCTTGAATCTTTTCAAGGTCTGCTGTTGTGGATGCACCTTTTATTAGTCTGTCGATATAGGCATTTTGCAGCTTTTTTACAAAATACTCATAGTTTACATTGCTGATAAATTCCTCATAAATCTGTTCAATTACTTTTGCCTGTTCTTCATTGCCGATTATCTCCATAATCGCAAACTTGTTAACCTCCTGATGTGTATTTTTCAGGTGCTGGCACACCTCAAATACAGTGCGATGAAAGCTTTGAGTAAACATTTCAGGCAGCAGTGAGTTTATAATTGAATCTTTGTTCCCGAGTTTATCGCCCAGTATCATCGAGAGGATTTCTCTTTCGTATTGTTTAAGCAAAACCGTTGTAACTGTGCTCAATGTCTGTCTCCTTTGTGTTATTTTCTATTTCAACAGCGTTAAATTCGCCGTTTATAACCCTTGCAAAGTTGTTGTCTTTCAAAAGCCAGTTTGCACCCGGTTTATAGTTGATATCGTCAAACTTTATTTCTTTCAGACGAGCCATAGCTACAGGCAGCAGATTTTCAAAGTCTTCAATGTCTGTTAGCAGCTCTGTTATTTTGCTGCAGTCTTCACGAGTTAGAACAGGAGCTATGCCAAAAACTTTCTTGTATTCTTCGATGAATTTTGTTTTTGTGTCATTTATGAAAGGGTCAATCTTTTTTTGTTTATTTTTTTTCTTTCCCTTTCCTCTTTCCCTTTCCCTTTCCCTTTCCCGATTTCTTCCGCCGGAAACCGAGTTTCTTCCGCCGGAAACTACGCAACTTTCGGGTTTCTTCCGGAATATTCCGCCGGAAACTCCAAAATACTCGCATATTTTTTCGTAGCTTAAAAGGGCATTTTGTCGTTTTCGATAAGCATCGGAAACACGCTTAACAAAATTTTCTGAATAGATAATTTTATTATCCCAAAGGTGTTTATCAATACACTCTAACTCTGCCAATGTGTTCAAAATGCCTTTAACGCGGGTTTCCGGCATTTTGAATATGGAGTAAAAGAGTTTCCATTGACCTTCTGCTCTTAAGTCAATAGCGTGATAGTCGCTTCTGCCAAGCTTTTGCAATAGTTTAACCCATACAACAAAACCGTCATTGCCATACATGTTCTCTATTGCTTCTAATGAATCCCCGAATTTGCAATCAAGGGGAAAGTAGTCTACAGTTGCTTTGCTTGGTCTTGCCATTATTCTTCACCTATTATTGTTTTTGTTTGAACGTCTTTCGGATGTCCGAATTTTTTAACCAGTGCTATTACGTATTTTTTCATCTGGCATTTGTATCTTGTGCCTTTAAAATATTCGCTGTACTTACAGCCGTCGCACACGCAGCCTCTGTCCAGGCATTCCTTTGCCGACATTGTCCATCTTCGTAATATTGTTGGTTCTATCTGTTTTTTATACATTCTTCTGCTCTGATATCTGATAAGAAAAAGGGGCATATATTCGGGTCTGGCATGATGGATATGCCCCTGAAGATGTTCCATTATCTTGGAGAAGGAGTTTTAATCTAGTAATTCCTGTTCTTCTTTTGGCTTTTCTTTTTTGGCCGAGAGATTAACAGCCCATCCGGGCGAGTTTTCGTTTTTCCTTTCTTCCTGCGGTATTCTCCATAGATTTACAAAACAATTTTTTAAAAACGGATATTTCTCAAGAATGACCTCATCCAGTGCTACTGAAATGTAAGTCTGTCCGTCATCTGATGTTTTTGTCCAAGCGTTACCTATTTTCATTTAATTTCCTCCGTACTTGTGTTTAGTAGCTTCTGCAATCTCCCCCGAGAGATTGTATTTAATAACCGATTGAATACCTGATATATGCGCCTGATAAGCTTTTAAAACCTCTTCAAGCCCTTTATACAAAGCCTGTGAACCATGAAACTGTTTTATGAGCATTGCTGCATCATCTTTAAATTGTGTTTCTAATAATTTTGGTATTTTGTTATCAAACGAAGCCTTATCGCCTGCAAGCGAGGCTTTGTGTATCAATGTGATTAAGCCGTTTAGTGCTTGTGAATAATCAGCTCTTGCTTTTTTGTATTCAAAAGCCAGCTCTTTGAGTTCCTTTGCTGTTTTAATCAATTCTGTGCTGTAATCCTCTATGCTCATTAACTAATCTCCGTTATTGCTTTTCTGCGTGCGTTTATTGCTTTAATAAAATTACTTCGGCTAGAGACTTTGTTTATATATTGGTTAGAATAATCAGTTATCTCTTTTACGGTGTTCAAAGAATCAATGCCGGCAATAATGTCAAAATCATCATTGTTGGAGGGTTGCATTTCTTCTATTTTGTCTGTACCAACTAACGGGTCTAATGCTTCAGATTCCACAATTTCAAGAGCGTTCAAATACAAATATCTCTTTAAATAAGTATGAATGGCGCCAAGTGACTGTATTTCTGTACAGCCTTTAAGTTGTGCATTTGCCGTAGGAGTTTCAAAAGTTACAGTAGACTCTGATTCCGTATCGGTTATAACCAGTTGTGCTTTATCAATGAACAAATTAAATACAGAACATAGTCCAAGTTCTTCAAATATTTTGTTAACTTCCGGCATAAAATCGCCCAGTTCAAAGTATGTGAAACCGCTATAGCTGTTTTTTCCGCTCTTTTTTAATTGTTTGCTCTGCAACAGAACACGTGCTTTAGAAAGCTTTTCATAAATATTCATCGTCTATGCTCCTAATTTAAACTCAAATACTTCTGATTCTTTTGTAATGTAGTATTTTTCAAATAAGGAAGGGTGCTCTTCTTTAAAAAGCGACTGGTCAAAAGCTGTACGCTGTTTTGTTTTTAAATAAAAATGACAGTGCCCGAGATTCATTTCATTGACATTGTTTTCTTTTAAAACGCCGATAAGCTTTATATCTAGCTGCTCTTTTTTCTTTTCAAGCTGCTTTAATTCGAACTTGTATCTTGCAATAGCATCTTTCAGCTCAATCATTTCATCTGTAAGCGTTGTTAACTCATTCGTCATATTTACTTCTCCTGTTGTATTCGTCTTTTACAGCCTGAATCATCTTTCCGTTTCGCGTTTCTACTGCGTCGCGCAAAATTTGAATAAGTTCATCAACTGTCATATTTTGTAAATTCATAGCAGTTCACTTTCCATTTCAGCTTGTATTAAGAAGCGCTCTTCTGCTTCGTCTTTTTCATCCGGGTTGTATTCATTGTTATAAATGCATCCTATACACCCGTTGCTTTTACAGAATTCACAAGGGTTTTTGTAATACGGGCTGTTTGCATAAGTGCTGTTTGTGATTGAAGGATTAAGTCCGTACATTAGTGCACCCCCTGCAAAAGTTGCAAAAACGGTTCTGCAGCACAAAAGAAGATATATGCCGCCACAAAGAACACAACTGTCAACAACGCGTCTATGCAGATTGATATAAATTCTTTGTTTGCCATGCTGTTTGCTCCTTATGCTGTTTGTTGTCCTAGTTCTAAATCAGCTAACTCATAAACTAATTGTGCTATTTTTTGTCTTTTCTCTTCCTCTGTATATTTTTTTTCATTAAAATATACTTTGACCCTTATACCGTCTATTTCTTTGTCTACTAAGTATTTTTTGTTCATTTATTAGTTGATTTTTCTTTTTGTGACTTTTGTAAATTTTGCATTACAAATAGACCCTTTATAGGAGTCTTTTTATTGTGTTTTTGGTAAGATATTCTTACGGAATAATTTAAGGGGAGATATCGTTTAAGCGATTCTCTCCTTGTTTTGTTCTAAGAGTTCAGATAATAACTCATTAATTGTAAAAGAAGTTGTCCATTTCCTTTGTTTGGCGATTTCTTCTACAAAAAGAGCAACATTATCAGATAATCTTGTATAATATCTTTCTTTCATAAAGACCCTTTCAAAGTAGCTTATGAAATAATAATAACACACATTGTCCACAAATGTCAACCAATATTTTATATTTTGTCTATTTTGTAGACAAATAGAGAGCCAAGATATGGAACCTGTAAAAGTTTTAGCTATTTTACAATTCTTAACAAATGAGTTTATAACACAAGCTGACATTGCGGAAGCTTTGGGGATTACCAAGAGTGCAGTTAATAAAAAGTTAATAAGAGATAGTCATTTTAGACCTGGAGAAATAGAGCAAATTGAAAAACATTTTGGAGTAAAATTCTCTGATTTTAAGCTTGCTGCTCAAAACACCCTCCAACCAAAAGATAACGAGCAGGTTCTCAAAAACTATGAATTTTTCGGACACAGGCTTGCAGAACTACAAGAAGAGCTCGGTTATTTAGACAAGGCTATGGCGCGTTTAATGGGTGTTGATGAAAAAAGATACATGAGAATCAAGCTTGGTAAAGAAGACGCCACTACGGAGCAGCTGGTTCGCCTGGTAAGCAAGGTTGATGTGTCATTGGATTGGCTTATTAAGGGAGAGTAAGGAATCTTTATGATTTTAGCTATAACAATACTAATCTTAGTGTTAATCAACTCTATATTATACGATTTTTTACAAATGTATTTTAAAAGAAAAATTGTAAAATATGCCTTTGGTTATGCAATATTTAGCAAATTTTTCATTATATTATCTGCTATTAACTTTTTTCATTACTTTGATTTAGTTACTGCAATTATATTAACCTATATTGTTATTTCATGTCTGCATGTAAAATATGTATTTTTCCCTATTTTATTTCTTCTACATTATGTTCACATAAAAACACAAAAGGACTTAATATTTTTGCCAGGTAATTTTGCGTATTCTTGTTTAGCTATATATGTTAATATAATTTATTTAATTTTGATACTTACAATAATATCATTTTTCTTTAAAGCTCCGCTGTTACAATTCCCGTTATCTATGTATTGGTTTTTACCAATAATTTTATCTTTAGTTTTTA